GTCAAGCATTAGCGTCAGCAATATAAGGCACTTAAATGCCAGTCTACTTAGATACGCGAGGTAATTCGGTTCTTGCTGTAGGGATCTGTGATCGCTGCAGCAGGAAATTTGCGTACGTAGATTTAATGCCCGATCCAAACTTTCCGGGCATGCGGGTGTGCGCCGAAGATCGAGATGATTTCGATCCTTGGCGCTTGCCTGCGCTTCAAACAGAAAACATTGCATTACGATTCCCAAGACCAGACGTATCTGTTGCTACTGGACCGATTGGCGGTACTGAATTGGTAACTGGACAAGCTCCAAGCGGACCAATTGATAGTCCAGTAAACGGAGTAAGAAAACCCAACAATCCATCGCGCAACTCTGTGTTTATTACGCAGTCACAGTCTAACGCCACAACGGCGGGCAATCCGGGCGATCTGATAACTTAACGAGAATAATAAATGGCTGATCAGTCGATATCACAACTACCAGTAGCATCGGTACCATTAAGTGGTAACGAGCTCGCTATTATTGTCCAAAATGGTGTGACAGTGCAGACATTGGTCACTTATTTGGCCAACGCTGCAGCGGGTGGTAAATTAATTACTACTATATCATACGTGCCATCAAACGGCGATTTGGTAATTTACTACAATGATGGATCACAACAAGTTTTAGGCCCAATTTCAGGTTGGTCTGGCTATTCTGGCTATTCAGGTTTAGGATTATCTGGTTATTCTGGTTATTCTGGTTATTCTGGTATTAACGGCACATCTGGTTACAGTGGATCTGGCGTTTCTGGTTACAGTGGCTTTAGCGGTATTTCTGGTTATAGCGGTAAATCCGGCTATAGTGGTATTTCTGGATATAGTGGCTTTTCTGGCTACTCCGGATATTCTAGCTTTAGTGGTATTTCTGGCTACAGCGGCGTGTCAGGATTATCTGGCTTTTCTGGTATCTCTGGTTACAGTGGCTCTGGCGTTTCTGGTTATAGCGGCTACAGTGGTTTTTCTGGCCAAGTAGGTATATCTGGATATAGTGGTATTTCTGGCTATTCTAGCTTTAGTGGTATTTCTGGCTATAGTGGCGTATCAGGATTATCTGGCTTTTCTGGAATATCTGGATATTCTGGATCCGGTATTTCTGGCTACAGCGGCTATAGTGGCTTCTCAGGCATATCTGGGTATAGTGGATATAGTAGCTTTTCTGGCTATAGTGGTATTTCTGGTTATAGTGGTTTTTCAGGTACACCGGGGTCTTCTACTGTTTCGTTCCCATACGAAGCAAATACAACCATTACTTCAGGATACCCCGGAGATGGTTATCTTATTTGGAATAATGCTACTCAAACTAGCGCAACAGAAGTTTATGTTTCACACAAAACTCAAACTGGTGCCGACATTGATATTTTCTTGTCATTCATTACCCAGTCTGAAGAGTTCATCATTCAAGATGAAACAAACAGTGACAACTACCAAGTTTGGCAAATTAGTGGCGCGCCTGTTAACTACAATCCCGGAGCATCAAATAGCTATTGGGGATACCCAGTAACATTAGTAAAATCATTAGGAACTGGAACCACCGGATTTGCAAATAACTTACCAGTGTTTTTGGCGATTGTTAACGGTGTTAGCGGATTTTCTGGTTATTCAGGATACTCTGGATATTCTGGATTAGGTTTATCTGGTTACAGCGGTAAATCAGGATACAGCGGACAAGTAGGCACATCTGGTTACAGTGGATTTAGCGGCATTTCTGGTGCAACAGGTTCGACCGGTGTTTCTGGCTACAGCGGTTTTTCTGGATACAGCGGACAAGTAGGTATATCTGGCTACAGTGGATTTAGTGGTTTCTCTGGTATATCGGGATATTCTGGCTATTCTAGTTTTAGTGGATATTCTGGCTTTAGTGGGTTTAGCGGTATATCTGGTGCAACAGGTTCTAGTGGTATTTCTGGATACAGTGGTTTTTCCGGGTATTCAGGAATTGGCACATCAGGTTATAGTGGTTTTAGCGGTTTCTCGGGAATTTCTGGATACAGTGGTATTTCTGGGTACAGCGGTTCTAATGGATCGGCAGGATCTGCAGGAGCATCTGGATATTCTGGATATAGTGGTTCTAATGGAACAGCAGGTGCGTCAGGCTATTCTGGTTATAGCGGCGCTACTGGTTCTACCGGATCAACAGGTACATCGGGGTATTCAGGATATTCTGGTTTTGCCAGCACATCCGGTTCGTACCAAATTGGTTCTTTAGGTGTTGGTACAGCAGCCTCTGGTACAACTGGTGAGATCCGCGCAACCAATAACGTAACAGCATACTACTCGGATGACCGCTTAAAAACCAAATTGGGTAATATTGAAAGCGCACTGGAAAAATTGCGCACACTTAATGGTTTCTACTATGAGGCTAATGAGACAGCGCAAGCCCTTGGTTACGAAGTCAAACGCGAAGTTGGTGTATCAGCCCAACAAGTTCAAGCAGTATTGCCCGAAATAGTTGTTCCAGCCCCAATTGACGAAAAGTATTGGACAGTTCGTTATGAAAGGCTATCTGCCTTAATTATTGAAGCAATTAAAGAATTAGCTGACGAAGTGGACGAAATAAAAGCAAAACTGTAGTACAATGTAGGTTTGTATAAACCTTTGAGGATCGTATGAAATACAGTATCGTTATACCGACGTATAACAATTGCGAAAAGTATTTAAAACCGTGTATTGATTCGATTATCAAATACACCGACATGGACAACGTAGAGTTGGTCGTGTCGGCAAATGGTTGTACTGATAATACAAGAGCGTATTTAGATTATTTGGCAACAGCAATCCCAAATTTTTATGTGGTTTGGAGTAAAGAACCGCTGGGGTTTGCCAAAGCCACTAATAACGGCATTCGAGTATGCAGGGGAGACAAAATTGTCCTGCTTAACAACGATACTGTATTATTAGAAAGAGCCAAAAACAAGTGGCTCGAGATGTTAGATATTGGTGATATATCGGGCGTATGGTCTCAATATTCACCAATTACTAAACGCCAGTTTATTGTATTTTTCTGTGTAATGATTGACCCAAAGGTATTTCAAACCATTGGGCTGCTAAACGAAGAATACGGTACTGGCGGCTGCGAAGACATTGAATTTTGCTATGAGGCCGAGAAGGCTGGTTTTCAATTGGTTATGAACTACGATGATGGTTCGTTTCCAATTTATCATAAAGCCGAAGGCACCGTATTAGACTCAACGTTAGTACAAAATTGGGCTGAGATCTTTGCTCAAAATGAAGCTAAGTTAGCGAGTAAATACAATGTCTAAAGTACTTTGCTCGGTAGCAACCCGTGGCAGGTACTTTACAACTTTGCCACTGGTATTAAACGCGATTATCAATCAAACTCGATTGCCAGATAAGCTGGTAATCTTTGATGATAATGATGCGCCACAAGACATGCGGAAAGAGCTGATCTATTCATACTTTTTCCAGATGTTAGACATCAAGGGCGTCGAGTGGGAATGGGTGTTTGCTGATAAAAAAGGACAACATCATATTCACCAACGAGCCAATATGATGGGCTACGAATGGGTGTGGCGTTGTGATGATGACGCAATCCCCGAGCCTAATGTATTAGAAGAATTATATAGATGGGCACAACCCAGTGTTGGTGCAGTTGGCGGTCAAATATTAACACCACCATACATGCCAGACACAAACAAAATTACAGGCAAAATTGATAACATTAACAATGAGCCTAATGTGCAATGGGGTAAATTTAACGTTGCAAGACATGTTGAACATCTTCATTGTAGTTTTTTATATCGTGCTGGGATTGTTGATTATAATTTGGGTTTAACGCGAGTAGCGCATCGTGAAGAGACGTTGTTTACATACGCATTGCATCAAAAAGGCTACAATATTTGGGCGGTACCGAACGCAGTAACGTGGCACATGAAGAACCCGCAAGGTGGTATTCGCAGTGAAACAAGAAAAGAGATGTATGAGCATGATGAGCAAATTTTTAAAAACGTGCTTGCGTTCCGTGATAGAACCGTTGTGGTACTTAATTGTGGGCTTGGCGATCACATTGTATTTAGCCGCATTTTGCCTTCAATACCTAACGCTGAAGTTTTTTCATGTTACCCTGAAGTGGTTCCCGGTCGATCGATAGCAGAGGCTCAGCACCTATTCGGTGATTTGGATACGTGGAATGTCTATCGTAAGATGGATCAATGGAAGTGGAAAGACAGCTTAGAAAATGCGTATAGAAAGATGTACCTATGATTATCATAGCACCATACGCACAAAAGCTCAGAACAGGTAAAGAAAATCCCAAAAACTATCCATATTGGGAAGAACTTGTATACGAATTGCAAAAAACTATACAGGTTGTTCAAATTGGCGTAGAGGGTGAAAAACAGCTTGTTGAAGATTTTAGAAAAAATCTACCTATTTCACAATTATGTGAATTGCTTAAAGATTGCCATACGTGGATCGGAATAGATAGTTTTTTTCAACATCTTGCATGGCGAGAAGGAAAACCGGGAATAGTGTTATGGGGGCCGTCAGATCCATTGATATTTGGGCATCCAGAAAACACTAATTTATTAAAAGACCGGTCATATTTAGTAGAAAATCAATTTGTGTGGTGGGAAGCCACCGAACATAAAAATGAACGATTTGTGAAACCCGAAACGGTTTTAGAATATTTAAAGGCATAAACAATGGCATCTTCCGGCAATACTACAATACAGCTGTATT